CGCGGCAGCGGCGAGCAACGGATCTGCGGACGATGTCTTCTCGCCGAAATCGAGCGCGTCCCAGGTCACGGCGTTGGAGCCCGAGATGTAGAACTGCTTGGTCCCCGGCCGGTTGATCGCAAAGACCGTGCGGATGTAATTGACCCAGTTGCCGCCGTAGAACGCCGGGTCCGAGACCACGCCGAAGGCCTTTGACGCAATGTCGATGGTGTAGCCGGCGTTGGCCGTGCCATCGACCATGAGGATGGTCGTGCCGTTGTCGGCCATGGACACGATCGACGTCCCCGGCGCAATGCTCCCGAGCGCGATCAGCGCAAAGCTGGGGTCAACGTAATAGACCGTCTGCCCGGCCACCATGTAGCCGTTACCTTGGCTGTCCGTGTAGACGTTGCGCCCGATGCCGAAGGTGGGCGCGCGAGCCAGAAGCTTCAGTCCCGGCCGTGGGTAGAGCGTAAATGGCGTCGGCGGGCTAGTCTCCGGCGGGTTGCTTTCGACGTAAAGATTCTTGCTTCGCTGGGCGTCCGCAATGACTGAGCGCGCCTGATAGGCGCCGGACATCAGCGGAATGCGCGTCATCAGCCGGTAACGTTCGTCACGGTGTCGGAATACGGATTATATTGGCCCGACGAGCCCGCCAGTCCCGCCGGCACCGGCAGGCTGGGCACCTGCACCGTGGCGGACCTGATCGTGTTGAGCCCGTCCTGTGCCTTGTCGTCGATGGCCTTCGCCGGCGGCAAGCGCCATTCCGCCCTCACCTCGGAAGCCAGATTCCACTTCATGGCATAGGTGTACTGAGGCGGCAGGACGATGTTGGTGGCCGGCGCGACCAGCACGGGGAGAATGATCCGGGTGCCGAAGTGCAGTTCGTACTGTTGCGGTGTCGTCGGTATCGGCAGCGGGTAGATCCGGCCCAACGGAAAGCTGGAGTCGTAGAAGAACCAGCCCGGCTGGGTCTGCAACTGCTTCAGCGTGACCCGGCTGTAGTCCTCATAGGACATGATTTGCTCGAGCGGGATATCCACTGGCATGGATGCGCCGCTGTTGAGCAGCCGGACAAAGCCCCATTCGATGCGGTCGGGCCGCGCGGTGACGCTGATATCGCCGCCCGGCCCTATCGTGTAGCTCTGCGCGCCGGTGACGACCAACGCGTGGTCGATCTCGGCATAGTTGAGCCAGCGCTTTGAGGACCAAAGCGCCAGCATGTCGTTAAGCAATGCCAGGGCACGGCTGATCTGGTCGGCGGAAGGCGGATTGCCAACGCCTGTTACGCCGGCCCGTAGGAGCGCGGCGGTGCAGATATCCGTGCCGGTGGGCATCAGGCGGCCTTGGATTTCTTGAGGCCGGTGGGGGCCGTGAGAGCGTTCTGGGCGGAGCCAGAGTCAACGGGCGGCGGATTGCTCGCAGCATCCTGCGCGGCCATCAGCTTGTCGTAAGCCTCAGCCTTGCGTTTGGTCTCGGCCTCAGCGGCCTTGGCATCGGCTTCGCGCTTGGCAACCACGGCTGGGTCTTCCGGCGGCGTGACCACCTGCCCCTTCAGCCATTCGAGATCGCGCGGAATCTGGGCGATGACGTCCCTGCCGGCCTTGTCCTTGCCCATGACGCGCGGGAAATATTCGGTGCCCTTCAGCGCCTCGTATTCCTTCTCGTCCTTGGCGATGATCGCTTCGCCAAGCTCGTCCGAGCCGACATAGCGGGGGAACGGCTTGTATTCGTAAGGGGGATATTCGACGCCGAAGTCAGGAATTGCAGATCGTGCCATGGTCTCTCCATAGAAAAGGCGGGCGGGGACAATCCCCGCCCGCTTGCTTCATCAGATTGCGTCGTAGACGCCGACGATCCACTCCGGCCGGATCGAAAGCTGGCCGAAGAGCACGTCGTCGCGGTTGATGGCCTGGTCCGAGCCCGGCAGGTATGCCGAGATGGACCGCATCGAGACGCCATCGAATTGCGCCCGCGCCGAGTCGATCACGCCCTTGGTGGGCATGTAGAGGTCGGCGGTGACCATGGTGATGGCTTCTGGCGCGTAGGCCAGAGACTTGCGGTAGACGGCGCTGGCAGCGGTGAACAGCGAGATCACCGCGGCGTCGGCCGGAGACGCCGTGACGGTCTGGTACTGCGAGTCGGCACCGGAGACCGCGTTCGGCGGAACGATCGCCGGGTAGATCGGGATCGAGGTGGCTGCGGTCAGCACATCGGAGGTGACGACGAACTGCCGCGACATGCCGGTGGACTGCTTGGTCACCCGGTTGACGGCGAGCACGCCGGCGATGGTGATGATGTCGCCCTGCTTCAGGGTGCCGGTGATCGCGTTGGTGGTCAGCGCGGTACCGGTCTGGTTGGCGCCGTTGACCGTGCCCGCCGAGAACGTGCCGGCCGTGTGCTTGATGACGGTCTGATCCCGCATCCAGCTAAAGCCCAGCGCCTGCTTCATGGAGCCGGTTTCGTACTGCTCGGAAATCTTCGTCGCCGGGTTGAACAGGCCCTGCAGCGACGTCGAGGTCCGCGCATCGGTCCACGGGTCGTTGACGATCTTGCGGTCACCTTTCGTGCCCATCATGGGCGCGGAGTTGTCGTCGAGGATCGCGCCGGCTTCGACGAAGGTCTGCGCGTTCGGCGACAGGATGGTGGTGCCGGAGAAGTTTGCGCGGGCGTTCGCCGCGGTCTCTCCGATTGCCAGCATGATCGTCTTGGCGACGTTGCCGCCCAGGTTGTTCATCTTGGGCTTGGTGATGCGATCGGCGTAGTCGTCAAGGGACAGCGCCATTTCCGCGGTCGAAAACCCGGTGTCGACGTGACGCTGGGTCGCCACGGTCAGCGTGGTCTGCTGCTCCGCGGTGTCCTGCAGCGACAGGCCGGGACCGTCGGTCACGGTGTAGTCGTTGGGCAGGCGGACCTTCAGGGTTGCGCCGATCTTGGCGCCGGTGACCGCGAACTGGTTGTCGTACTGGCGGTCGATGTTCTTGATGAATGCGTTGGAGTTGGTGAACAGGCGGATCGCTTTGCGGGTGATCTCCAGCCGCGTGAGAAGGGTATTGGCCATGGGGGGTGCCTCGGGGCATAGGTCCGCGCACGCCCTCTAAGCGTGGCCGGAACCGTGAATGGGATGGGTTGCTTTCCTCTCAGCCCGAGCGAGAGGTTTTGGCGGGCGGAACGTGATGACCCTTGCGAGGGCCGGCGTGCGAGTCCGGATAGTCCGCACAGAACGTTGTGACCCTTCGAGGGTGCCGGTTGGGCCGGCAAGGCCTACGCTTTACTTAGGCTGCGGTGCGACCATGAGGGGCGAACAGTGATTGTTCGGTTCGCCCTTTTCGTTCACCCACCAGCGAGATTTCAAGAACAGACTCTCCACCAGATAACCGCGCGCTCCATCATGCATAGTCACGACAGTACCCGGCGGATTTGGCAGCACACGAGCCGCGATACCGGGAAAGCGCAGTCGATAGAGCTTCCCAATCTCAAGCGGCATACTCAGTACCCCCGTGCGCGCCGCTGCTCAGCAAGCTTGCGCTCCCGGGCCTCTTCCTTCCGGTTCCATTCTTCATCGGAATCCCGGTCGGAGGGCCGGTCGTCGCCCGCGCCCTTGCCGCCGATTGGTTCAACCGGAGCCGGGGCCTTTGACTGCTGGCGCACCGGAGCCTTGCTATCCGCAATCTTCGCCATGGCAATAGCCCTGCGCAGCGGCATCATTGCCATGAACTCGGTGGCTTTCTCGATGTCGGAGCCGAGTTCGAACAGCACCTTGGCGGGGTCGTCGGTTTCCAGCGCCGTGGTCAGCAGATCGAGCGGGATGCGGCCTTCATCATCCAGGATGCCAAGCTGGGCCTTGGCCGTTGCCCACTTTGAGCCGAACGTCTTGGAGCCCTTATCTTCGACGTCGTTGCATTTGGTGTTGAAGGACTGCTGGGCGAGACGGAGGTTGGCAACACGCTCGGCCTCGGCAGTCACCGCGGCGTCGAACTCGGCCTTGGTCTTGAAGTCCGCGCGCACGGGCTGCTCGCCGTCGGCTGCCGCAGCGGCAGGGTCGGCCTCAGGCACCGGCTTGATGGTCTTCTGAAGCTCCTCGCTGAGGCGGCGGTTGTCGGCAGCCTTGGCTGCCAGGCGCCCCGAGATGGCCTTGAGCGCCTTCTGAGAGGCGACCAGAGCGGCGGCCAGTTCTTCCGGCGTCTTGGGGCCGTCGTCGTCTTCCGCGTCACCCTTTGCCGGTTCTGGCTCGGGGTCAGCGTCGGCTTTGACCGGCTCCGGCTCTACCTTCTTGCCAGTGTCCGGCTCGGGGTCGCCGTCGCCTTCAACCGCTACCGTGCCAGCATCGTTCGGATCGTTGGCTTCCCAATCCGGGTCACCGTTCGCGGCTACCTCGGCCGGGTCAAGCTGAAGCTCGGCCTGCTTGCCGCCATCGCCCGCGCCGGTCTCGGCCGCGAACAGGGGGAGAAAGCTGATGCCGCCAAGGAAGCGATTTCTCATTTGCAAACCTTATCCATGTTCTTGTTCATGCTCTTGTGGTGGGCCTGAGCCGCCTTCATGCGGCCCTTGTCGGCCTTGATCTCGCCGGCACGGGTCAGCGTGCGGTGGTCGTCCTCGGCCCGGTACTTGGCGGACTCGCCCGCGTAGATGCCGGGGCCTTCATGGACGATGGTGTTCGGTGAGGACTTCTTTTTCTTGGTGGCCACTGTTCAATCTCCGCCAGTCTTCGATGGGAATACGAACTGTGTTCTCGTTCGGGACGTAGGGCTGGCCAACATCATCCTCAACGAGGACGACCTGATACCCGTGCTGGGCCAGCCTCTCCTGGATTTCCTCGCCCGTGTAATAGATGTTGCCCGCGGAAAGAATGTCGTCGACTTCGGAATCGCTCATGCCCCCACGCTCCTGAGCTGCGGGCTATTGTCGACATGCTTGATGTCCTCCCGCTCGCGGGGGTCGGACGTAACCTGAAGCACCTCACGCGCGTGGCCGGACTGAGAGCGGTTGAAATGCTCAATCAGTTCTTCCTCGATCGCGTCCTTCTGATGCTGCGGCGTGTCGGGCCGGATCATCAGTTCGGTCAGCGCCTTCTTGGCCTCCTGCACGTAATGAGGCCAGTGCTGGTTCACGAATGCGTCTTGGTCCGGGTTCTCCACCCGAAACCGTAGCGAGCGCTGGTGGCCCTCGTAGAAGGCACCGGCGACCTCTTTTGCCATCATGCGGATGAGCTGGGTCGTCATGCCGCGTTCCCGTTTGCGGTCGGGTCAAGGACGGGCACCGGCGGCGGAACGACGGGCTGCACCTCAGCAACCGGTGGCGCGGGCTCGGGCGGCAGCACTTCCACCACGGGCGGAACAACTGGCGGCGATGGCAGCACAGCGGGCGGCGAAACTTCTAAAGGGCCACCGTTGTGCCCGATCATGCTCTGCAGCGAGTTTTCCAGCACCTCAGCGCCACGCTCAAGGTCATCCAACTTGGCTTCCTGCGGGGCAAAGGCGCGCTCCAGCAGATCAGGTATGGCGTCCAAGCGCGCCTCGAACCGGTCCGCTCGGTCTTCCGCTGCCTTGTGAAGCTTGGCGCTGCGCGCCGCCAGTTCTGCAAATCTGTCCATTGCTGTTCGATCCGATGCCTTGATGTCGGTGACGGCCTTGCCGAGGAACCTGTCTAACTGCTTTGACTTCGCCAGCGTCTCCGCCGGCGTCACGTAGGGTCCACCTTCGGCTCTCCCCGCGCGTATGCGGCCTCCCTGGTGCCTTGCGTGACACGGCAGACCTCTACGATGGTGAGCCCGCGCTTGGCGGCAGCCGCTTCAAGGATGGCCGCGGCGGCTGCCACGTCGCCGTTCTCAATCAGCGTGCTGATGTGGCCTTCTGTGCCCCTCACGCACCATGGGGCGCGCAAATGGGACGGCTTGGCCTTGTGGATGAGATCGGCGACGGTCACTGCACCGGCTCCGCTTCTTCAGGCTCCGCCTCGGCCTTCCGTGACTGAATCACCTCATGCAGATCGTCGTTCATGGCGTCGGATGTGGCGTCGGCCATGATATTCTGAATGCTGGGCTCGAGACCGGCCGCGGCGAAGTTCGCCTGAGCGTTGCCGGCTTCCTTGATGCGGCGGGACTCGGCGTCCATCCGCTTCGTAAGGGCGTCGGCCACCTTGACCTGTATCTCTTCGTCCTTGTCTTCCAGCTTCTTCTTCTGCTCGGCGATGGTCTCAACCAGGGACTCGATAAGCTTGCTGCCCTGCTCCAACTGCTGCTGAAGCTTCTGCTCGTTCGGGCTCGGCCCCTTACCCAACACCGCCGGGTTCATCGTCCGCCGGATGCGCTCGGCCATCTCCTCGGCGCCCGGGAAGTCCATGTTCTCCACGAACAGGTCACCCACCACGGTCCAGAGGTCTTTGTTCTGGGACAGGATCGCGCCCATCGTGTCGACGGTCCATTCGCGCTGGGTGGCGTAGTCCGGCCCGGCCTCGGCTTCCACCTCATAGGAACCAATCTTGGGATTCCAGACCGCCTCGGTGGCGTTCTCTTCGTCCGTCTTGTCGGCTTCCTGGTGAGCCTGCGGGGCCTCAGGATCGAGCTGCACGTCCGTCTGCGACATATCCACGTTGGAGATGCGGATCAGCCGCGGCGTGTCGTAAACCTCCGGGACCATATCGACGATGATGCGCCCGGTATGCGCCACGCCCATCGCGAGCGCGTTGGGGAAGTGATAGGTCGACGTCTCGCCCATGATCTTGCGATTGTCGATCGCAACCCCGGACCTCTCATTGCTCGGCGCGCCCTGCGACGCCTCATGCTGGCCGGAGATGTCCTTGAACTGCTGGGACGCGATCTGGATGCCGGAGATGTAGGCCGAGGCCAACACGGGCGGCGCGGGCCGCGTCGGCGCCGGAATGGGCTCGTCCTGATCGTCCTTGTGATTATACGGCAGGTAGGCGTAGCGCTTCACGTTGGCGTCTTCCCACGCCTTGATGTTCTCGAATGCCTTGGCCGGGCCAACCCACGGCACGTTGGTCTGCAACGCCACCTGCATCGCGCCGGCGGAGACCCAATAGTTCATGTTCCGCTGCGGGTCTTTCAGGTTTCGGACCATGCCCTTGCGGTCAAGGTTG